AAAAGCTTTTACTTGTGCAAGGTTTGTAACCTCACTGTCCATCAAAGCTCCAGCAGCAGTTACGTTTGCAGTATCTGTAACATCTGCACTAGCTTCAATACCATCTAGCTTAGTACCATCTGTAGCAACATCACGTCCATCTACAGTACCTGAAACAATGATGTTACCTGTTACATCAATAGGTTTATTGAAAGCAAACTTATCACCTGTAGCTACATATGTAAATGTCAACCCTGCACCATCTGCAGCAGCAGCATTAGCAGCACCACTTGCCACTGTAATGTTTAGATCATCCACAGTCATATTAGTTGAGTTGACTGTAGTTGTAGTACCATCAACCTGCAAGTTACCTGCAATTACAAGCGTACCTGTATTGTCACCATGTGTAGCAGGGTCTATAGTAAAAGTAGATGGACCTCTTAAATATCCAGTGGTAGAGATATTACCAACAGAAAGTACATCACTAGCATCTAAGTATACTGATTTTTCTGCGGGGTAAGTAATAAATACATCTTTAGTACCAGAAGTAAAACTAACTAAGCTACCACTGTTACTGCTTTCTAAGACTGTTGTTCTAGCAAGAGTAGTACCTGATGCAGTAAATGTACCAAGACCAACTTCAAACTCTGCAGTGTCTCTATGTACAATACAGTAGTAAGTTGTGTCACCATCAGATAGGACAGAAGTAAAAGTTTGAAACCCTGTAACAGCACCAGCAAGAGTTACAGTACCTGTACCTGTAGTTGTAGTAGTTTCTTTTACTCTGTCTTTAACTACTAGAGCCATTTAAGTGCTCCTTATGCAATACGTATAATAGCAGTAGCCGCTGCAGCAGCAGGAAATTGTACCACAAAGTCACCATTGGTAGATGTTTTAGTACCACCAAAGTCAATAACAGCTATAGCTTTGTTGGTCTGTGATGAGTTATAAATAATACAACCGTCTGCAGAAACTGTAGCAGAAGAAAATGTAGAGTCAGTAAAGTCTACAATAGCAGTGCCGCTGTCCAAAGAAATAACTGCACCTGTCAAACTGTTACCGCCTGTTGTGTAGTTAGTACCTGATGCCTCATCTGAGTTACCTGTAACATCACTGTAGTTTGTAGTAGATGCGTTATAAGTACCTGTAGGAGAAGCTTTGATTAGAGCTAGTTTAATAGTATCTGTATCCAGATCATGAACACCCCCAAGTAGCTCTTGCTTGAAGCTGTTACACATTGCCGTAGTGATTGCCATAAAGGTGTTCCTCTTTATTAAGTACAATGGGGCCACCCGAAAGCAGCCCCAAAGATTATTTATGCAAGATAGTCACGAGAGACTTCAGCAGCACCTTTGTCGGAACCGATAGAATCAACATCCATCAGCATTGCCCAAACACGTACTTTACCTGCTGTAGAAACAGTTGTCGCAGCTTGAATTAGAACATCAATAGTATCTGATGTTGTAACCAAGATAGGACATGCAGTGTTTGCCAATGTTGCATAATCACCTGCAGAAGCAGAATCAAATGCAAAACCGTCAACAAATGCATCAACGTCACCACCTGTGATACCAAGGTCAAGAACCGTACCAGTACCACCTGAAGGTGCTGTTGTACATTCCATACCTGCAGCCATTACCATTGTATTTGCACCAACAGTAATTGCTTCGATGATGTCTGTAGCGGCTAAGGCAGAACCCTTAGCAGTTGCTGCTGCAGCCATGTCGATTTCTTTTTCGACCAGATATGGTTTGTTAGATGGGTTACCACGTCCACCTGCCGCTTTAGAGAGAGTTGTTACAGTAGCCATAATTTATACCTCCCTTACGCTGCGTTATACTTGGCAGTAACGATTGCTTCTGGACGAAGAATCTTACGACCGTATAGGTGCATACCACGAACGATGTCAGCAAAGCTGTCAGGGTCACGATATGTTTCCGTTTTGTTGATTTGCTCTGCAGTTGCAACAGCAGAATCATGACCAGCAACAATAACACCATAGTTAGTGTTTTGGTTTGCAGAACCTGTTGTACCTGGTCCTGTACCTACAGATGGCAAGTTGCTAGATGAGTATACACGGAAGCCGTGGAAGTTTGCAACAGAAAGTCCGTTGCGAAGTCCACCTGATTCACCGAAATCTGCATTGAAGAAACGTGAGTCTTCGTCAGCAAGAAGTTCCATAAATACTGGGTCAACTACAAGCCAACGACCAGACTTGTCTACTTGTTGTTGGTCAAGCAAACGAGCCATACGAGCGACAACCATTGCTGGTGAAGCTGTAGCAGTTGGAAGAGCAGTTGCACCTGGCAAACGTGCTGCGAGTGGAATGGAGTGATCACCAGCAGAAGATGTAGTGATGTTTCCAAAGTCACCCTTTTTCAGTTTCATGCTTGAAAGCAATTCATCTGAACCAGCAGTTGAAACAGCTTTAGTACCATTTACGGTAGTGTTTACTGCGTCTGCTGCTGAGTGCAGTGTTGATTGTGCGTAACCAGACAGGTAGCCAAGAACTTCTTGGTCATGCTGATCAGCCAAACGATATGCTGCACGGTTGGTTGCAAGATCCATAAAGTTGACATGTGAGTGAGCTTCCTCGATGTCATCGACTTTAAAAGCAAAGTAGTTTGCTTTGTCAATTACAAGAGAAAAATCTTCATCGTCAAGATCTTGTGCTGAAATTTGAGTTCCACGAGCATAAGAGCTTACGGAAATTTCAGGTTCTTTGATGATTTTAACAGTGTCACCTTGTGCACTAATCTCACCAAAATAATCAGAGTTAGTGATGTCACCAACTACGGTACTCTTACGAAATGCAAGTTGTACCTTTTTAGAATAGATTACGGAACTAAAGTTACCGTTAGGTAAGTTACCGTAACCCGATGCTGAAGTAAAAGCCATGATAAAATCCTCCTGATATTTGGCTTCGGGTTACAAAGCTAAACACCGACAAGAGGCTGTTACATTTTCTAGGGTGCAGATGTTATTCAGTTGGCCTACCAAATAGCTTCTGGGCCTATACTTGAACAGGTAGTTCTTATTAGTTTAGACTTTAGTGAAAATAGGTTTATAACAAAAGGTAGTCAAAAGAGGCTTTTGTTGTATGACCCTAGTTATACTGCTGATTTTTTATTTGTCAACAGTTATCTGGCAGAACCAGTTACGTCATAAACGAATTTACCACTACGCATTGCAGCATTAATTTCGTTTGAACGTTCTTCAAATTCTTTGTCAGACATTTTTGCAACCTCTGACTCTCGAATCATTCCATTTGCATCAGCTACATCCACTTCTGTTTTACTACGTTTAGTGACTGTTTTAGCTGCTTCTTTTGTTTTAGCTTTTTTAGCTTCTACAGTAAGTCCTTTATCTGATTTATATAAATCAATTACACGAACTACTGAAGCTGGGTCATCAGAGTTTTCATAAAGTGCATCACGTACCCATTTAGGTTGTGCATCTGCCCAGTCATGAAATTCATCTGAGTCTCGCAAATCGTCAAAGTCTTTATGGGACTTTCTTATTTCATTTTCAGCTTTTACTCGGTTAGCTTCTGCTTGAGCTTCATCTAGCTCCTTAATACGAGTATTAGCCCTTTCAAACATTTCTTGTGCTTTTTTAGCTGCAATTGTTTCTACAATACCAGCTACGTCAGGATATTCTTTTGACCATTCCTCAATGTCCTCATCTGACTTGGGGGGTATAATACCCATTCTTTCAGAACTTTTTTGGAGTGCTTCTAATTTAGTTTCCCACTCCTTTTCTTTCTGTTGCATGTGGCGTCTTAAATCACCATAACGTTTTTTGAAGCTTCTTTCTTCTGCAGATAACGTTTCTTCTTTAACTTCTGTATCGGCCTCTTTCGCTTCAATGTTTTCTTCTTCTGGTTGCTGTTCTTCGTCGGATTCAGTTTCACCACGTTGTTCAGCTTCAAGACGCTTGATCTCCTCTTCTTCATCTTGCATACGTTGTTGACGTCTGGCGTAGTTTGATCCTCGTTCAACAAATCCTGCAGTTTTTGGTGTTTCAACTTCTGCTAGTTCAGGCATATTCCATCTCCTTTATGTTGGGGCCAGCTATTACACTGGGTAGCCTTATAGTTATTAGTATGGGTTATTTCTTTTTCTTTTTCATTAAGCCGCCTTTATTAATTTGCGAAAAGATGTCTCCAGATTTTATTTCTTGCTCTCTCTGTTTAACATCTTTTGCAACTTTTTGTTTTGCTTCTTGTCTTAGTTTTAAACGACTTTTTCCTGTTCCTGTTGGTTTTAATGTTACATCTTTTACTGAGTCAGCTTGTGCTGGAGTTACTTTTTGATTTTGCTCTCTCTCATACTCTTTTTGTATTTTTTCTGTTAAACTTTTCGTTTTATTCGATGTTACAGATGGGGTTGGCGTTTTTTCTCTAGGTTTATGACCTTTTGCATCATAATCTCTTTTGTATCTAGCGTAAGAGTTATCGGTAAAAATATCTTTACCAAAAATATCTTTTGCGTCTCTATCTAACTCAATACCATGTGCAATAGAAGCTTGTCTAGCTAACTGATCACCGTTAATAGCAAAATTAGGTAGATAGTTTGGCGCATTCTTTTTCCATGTTTCTGTTAAAGAATTTATAGTTTCTTCATCAACACCCTGCGCTTGAAGTAAAACAATATTTGCAGCAGTTTGTGCGGCTCTGGCTCCAGCATCTAATGCACCAAAAACTCCTCCAGATAATATTCCTGGAAGTTGACTTTTAGTTATATTATCCCGAGTTTGATTTATAAGATTTTCTTGGTTTATATAGTCATATTTTTCCATCCAAGCATTTGGATCAGGTTCAGCAACAGGGGGTCCATCGTCTCCACCAGTATCTTGCACAGGTTGAACTTCAGTTCTTGGCACACAAGTTTTAGTTACAGGATCGTAATCTTGACCCTTTTTAGCACAGTTTTCTATACTGGGAGTTTCTGTATCAACAGGAGCAGTAGTAACACTAACTGGTTTTTCCCAGCTAAACTCACCTGTGTAACGAGGTACTGAAGGAAGTGGCCCAGGGGTAGTAACCTGCTCTTGACTAAGTCCACCTACAGCCATGCCTTGAGGTTGTTGATACATCATGTTTTGCTGAAGATAAGGATCAGACTGTTGTTGCGGTTGAACCATACCACCCTGCATCATAGTCTGTATTTCCATCATCTCTTCATCAGAAAGATCATCGTCAACAGGTTCACCACCTATTCTACCATTACTTTCCATTTCTTGCAAGCCTATTTTTGCATCTGCCCTAAGATCTTCAAAGAATTTTACACCGTAGTATTGAACAACATCAGCAGGAACAACATATTCACCTTCAGACAATCGAGCAGGAATATCATCTCGAACTTCTTTGGCCATAGAACCAGGAGGTACTTCATTACCTGATACAGGATCTACATTCATACCGTCATCTCTTAGTCCACCTTCTCTCATAAAGGCCATTTCCATTTGTCTGTTCATTACTGTTCCACCTTTGTTAAAGTCCTTGGATTCTTTTCTAAAATCTATGTTTGGGTCAAACTCTAAAGCTGCTTGTTTGTATGTACCATCTTTTATTGCTTGATCAATTATATATAAGTTTTCAATAGCATCAGTATAACGTTTTTCTCCAATGGCAATTGCAGCTTCTCTTCCAGCTAATTGCATTTTGTTATATACAGGAACTTTTTTATGTGCTTCGGAGTATTTTTTTAAAGCTTTATCAATGTTATTTTCGTATTCTTTTTTGTACTCTTCAAAAGAAATATTTGGATTATCTCCTTTATAATGAAACCTAGCATTACTTTGAATGTTTTCTAACATCTCTTTTTCAAAACCATAGTCACTAAGCAAGCTATCTAACAATCTTGTAACTTTAGGTGCTACAAACTCTGCACCAAATCTACCACCTTTTTCTGCCATACGGTGTGTTAAATCACCTGCATGCTCTAATGCATAAGGCATAACTCCACCACCATAAATTTTTTGAGCTTCTACCATAGCAAGTTCAGGTTCACCCCTTTGAATATCTGCTAGTTTTGTAAAAGCATCTTCAACTTCTGGTTCAATGTCAGGATTTTCTCTTGACTCAGAAAGACCTAATTTCTTTTTTATTCCGCTTAAAAAACCCTTTTCTTTTTCAGGCTCTCTTCGAGGTTGTACTTTATATTGATAAGGATCTACACCCTCTTTTCCTGTGTATTCAAACTTACCACCTTCTTGTTGAAGCATAGTAGTACGGGAATCAATGGGAAAACTTTTTTCTCTTTGTTTTGCAGAAAGATTTCTCCTATATTGAGCAAGCCTAGCTTCTATTTCCCCCCCTGCACCACGATAAAAATTTGTTTCGATATCAAAATTTTCTTGTTCTAGTTCATATAAATTACTTGAAATTTTATTAAGAGCTAAATTATACCTATTAACCTCTTTATCAAGGTGTCTTAAAAGCCGATACCTTCCGTATGCCTCTCTTACTTCTACTGTTGGAACACCATAGTCTTTTGCAATAGAAGCCCAAGATGGTCCCTCATAATCCATTTTTTCTTCATTAAAAGGTTTTAATTTATAAATTGCAATTTGATCAGATTCAGATAAATTTTTTAAGGGATTTTTAGCAAATTGCTCACGCATAATTTTTCTTTGATTAACTACAGCATTTAACTCCCTATTTAATTTTTCCTCTTCTACTTTTAAAGGAGCTATTTTAGTTTGAATTTCTTTTGATTTCTTTTCAGTTAAAACATTTGGAATAAATTTTGCGCTTGCGCCACGAACAAAACCCTCTTCATACTGAACTATATGTTGTATTTCATGAATAAGGGTACTTTTAATATCTTCGTAATTTTTAAATGCAGATAAATTTACACTTATAGTATCATCTCCAGCGGAGCCAAGAAGCTTAGGTTGACTTGGATCACTATAAAAAATAACATCTACATCTTTTAAATCAGGATATTTTTTAAAAAACTCTTCGTGTTCTAATACATTACCAAGTTTATTGTATAATCCATTTTCTCTACTACGAGCAACTTTACCCAGCTCTTCAAAAAAACTAGATGATAAACTAGGATCGTCAGCAGGGTCAGTAGAATTTTTATTAGTTTTAAAAACGGATTTAAAATCTTTTAGGTTAGATTTGCTATCGTCTATTTCAAAACGCCACTGACCATCTTTTGGATCTACGTACCAACCAGTTTGTTCCCAGATCTTTTTATTTGTAAAATAACTATCTTGTACGTTTGTAGGGTCTACATTAGACTTCTTTAAAAGTTTTATTGCTTTTTTAAGATTTTTATCTTTTGCAGCTCCTTCTGCACCAACTCCACCAAATATCCTTAGTGCACCCTTTGGTACATCAAAAGGTACAGATGCAGCACCTGCTCCAGAAGCTAAAGAAAACACATCACCTAGTGTTCCTTTTGGAGTAAACATAGTTTCTCCAAGATCTTCTATAGCACCTATTGTAGCAGCACGGGCAAACTGTCCCATTTGTTCTTTAGTAGGTAGCTTAGGGTCTTCTAAATACTCTGACACAGATTCTTTTATAACAGGAATAGCTTCTGTTATTTTTTGTCTTGTAGTTCTTTGATCAGGATTTAGTCTTACAATGTATGTACCAAGCCTACCTTGAAAAACAGGATTACCTGCATCATCTTCTCCCACTTGAATATCATCTGTACTAGATCCTTTTGGTCTTTGAAAGAATGGAACAGTCTCTAAAGGGTGTACAGTCTTTTCTTCTTTTTCTCTAGAAAGAGTTGACATTTGTTCAGCAATATTTCTACTACGTTGCCTTTCTAGCTCCGATTGTGGACCTATAGCTCTTTCAGTTTGTGCAGATAAACCGCCCCTATCAAAACCCCTAAACTTACCAATTAATTTACTTAGGTCTTTAGAGTACTGATCTGGGTCTTCTCCTTCAGGAACTACAATATAGTCTCCTCTTTCTAAAGCCTCTTCTAAAGCATTTTCTTTGTTTAATATTGCTTTACCATCTTTAATTCTTACTCTAGGCACTAAAATATTTTGTCCATCTAACTCATAGCTTTCTGTATGAGCTGCACCTTCTTCAGGATGTAAAGGGTTATTTTTGTCTATAGCTTCAAGAAACCATCCTATATTTACAGAGTTACTTAAAATATAATTTTCTCTTTCTGTAAAATTATTAGCCATTGACTTTTTCTCTTAATCTTAACAAAGAACGCAATGCACGTATTTCTCCTTGAAGCCTGTACATCTCGTCAAGTTCACGAGACTGCTCAAGGGATACATGAGTGAAAGCAATCCGTTCAGCAATTTCTTCGATAAACGGACTGTACAATTCAGGATTGTTGACAAAGGGTTTAAGCGTATTGTTCACAACAAGTTTCATTTACTGTATCGGTTGTTCGCCAGTATTGCCTGAGAAGCCCTGTTCTCCTGGCTGAGGCGCTGTTCCTGTTCCTATGGTACCTCCCCCACTACCTTGGGTATCCTGTACCTGTACACCAGCAGGGGCGCTCGGTGGAACTCCTGGTTCAGGTTGTGGTGGTGGATTAGCTTCTTGGAACTTTTTAAGAATCTCAGCCTGTACTGCAGCCTGTGTCATGTTGTTGCCAACTTTATCAGGATCAAGATCCATAGACTTAGCAATCTCACGTACAATATAATCCATACGTGCAAAGGGAGCTAGGGCTGGGTTTTGTACAACATGCAGGAACTGCATCAAGCGTTGGCTACGTACTTCATTAGCCATCAAGCTTTCTGTACCACGAGCTTTAACTTCTAGATCTCCTTTAATTTCTTTATCAAAGTCAAACTGCATGTTAAAGTTAAAAAATGCCTTACCAAGTGGAGCAAGCAGATAGTCATCTATGTTTTTAACCACATTCCGTATACTACCGTTGGCAGCAGACATAAGCATAGAAATACCAGAAGCGGTACGACCCACACCAGATACTCCTGTTTGACCATGAGCAAACGAAGGAAAACCAGTAGACTCATCAGATAATACCCTTGCCTTGTCAAACATCTGCATATTTTCGTTTGATACGTTTGGAAACTTAGTACCAAAAATAGCCTGTCCTGGTGCTCCACCCTGACGCCTAAAGACTTTTCCAGGATATACAGACAAGTCCTGACCAGGAACTAGGTTAGTTTCATCTATTTCAATAAGCAAGTTGCCTGACAGTGCAGCATTATCTACTGCCATACGCATAAATCCATTCATAAGAGTTTGCGTATCGTCCATGTTTTCTGCAATGCCTACTCCAAAAATACTGTAAGGATTTATTTCGTAAGGCGCTGCAAAGTATGGAATGTAAGCTGGAGTAAATGGATTCATTACTAAACGTAAAACTTGACCATTACAGATCCAAACATTTACGCTCAGTTGTTCCGTATCTCTTAGCTCTTTAGGTATGTCAATAGCTTGTTCTTTTAAAATCTCTGTATCTACAAAACCCCAAAACTCTAAAACTTCAAAACGTTCTGGACGATCTTGCTCAGAGTTATCTTCCATTACATGCTCCCACCATTCCTTTGTGTAAGATTCACCAAGGCGTAGCGCATTATCAATTGCATTTTGACGGAAGTAAGGACGATTTTTTAGTGCACGTAATTGTGATCTAGACATTTTGTGTCTTTCAATTACATACTCTGCTTCTTCCATTGTGGCAGCATCTGGGTCAGGATAAAAATTCCAAATAGAAACAGAAGTAGTTTGAGGAATGGTTTTAAACACAGGGGAGTAGTTTCCATCCTCATCCCAGTTTGCATACTCTTTATCTATAGCAAATGGACCCTTCATAATTCCAGTTCCAAACAATGCTGTTTCAAAAGCTGCAGCACGCAAATGTTTCTTTGCATGAGATTCTTCTAACTGGTCATGAATTTTCTTTTCCATCTTTTTAGCTGCAACTTCTGCAGGAAAAAACTGAGGAGAAGTAGGAGTTTTAGCATATCCAGGGTTTAGTTTTTCTTCTACAGGACTTAAACTTTCTTTAAGACCTGCAAGTCTTTCTCTAAATTCTGGATAAGTTTCGCCAGGAAGTAGGCTAGGAAGTGACTCATTTGCTTTTACTTGTTCTGGATTAGTTTCAAAGTTTACAACTTCTTCTACGTTGTCTGGAAGTCTGGTTGGATCAATACTAATAGGAAATTTATTTCCACCAAAAAGAACATCTGCAATTTGTCCATATGCAGCTAATACTTTAGTTTTAGTTACTTTAACAAACACTTTAGATTTTTCTGTAGAAGAAAACTGTACATCAGGACCATAAATACCACGGTAATTACGGTATGCTTGAATCCATCGCTGTTCATCAAGTTCCCTTGAAGTTTCAGCTTTTGAGTATTTCTCTTTAACAAATGAAACAATTTGTCCTGCTGCTGGATCAGAGTAATCTTCTTCCTTTACATCTTTTATAGATGTACTTTCTTCTCTGTCCATGATCATATCTTCAAATTCTTCTTCCATGTCTTATCCTTAGTATCCAAAGGTTGCATCTGACATTTGAAATCCTGTTCTTAAATTAGAAGGATCAAAATCAAACAGGTTGCTTCTTGGTCTTGTCATTATACCGTATCTTAAAGCATCATACAAGTGGTCTTCTGCATTTGTATCTACATCTTCTGGATTATTTTTATCCAAAGGTATGGCAGGTAGCTGAGAAATGGTATGCTTACAAGTGTTAAAAAATACGAGTCTTGGTTCCTCAGTAAACTCATCAACTTGGAGTCTTCTATGAATTTCATTTTTACCCGCAACACGAGATCCCCTTGATCTATCTGATGGCCTCCATCTGCACCCTTTTATAATCATTTGTTCGGCTAGACTAGGACCAGTATCACCACGATTATGCCACAACGAGGAGTCTAAAACTCCATATCGCATTTTTTCTCCATCTTCTATATCTAAAATCATATCTGCAAGGTTATCTGCAGTAATTTTAGAAACATACAACTCTCTATAAACTACAAGTTGCTCTGCTGGAGTTACGGTAAACCAAAGAACTCCTGTATGAGAACCATATCCATAGTCACAAGCTCTAAACTTTACCCAACTGTTTGGTATGTCATAAGGTTCTACAACGTGTATATTACGATTAAACTCAGGAAACGCTGCACCCTCATTTATATCCCAATCACCTTCTAGCAATTGCCTTCTTTGATGCTCTGGCAACGACAAAAGGTTGGCTTCGTACATACCATCTTCTGCCAGATAGGGATTATCAAAGAGGGTGGCTGGAATAAATTTACGTTTGAACAGAGGCTCACCCTCTCTACTATGACCTTTCGGCCAAGTAATAATATTACCACTTTCTATATCTGTAGCCCAAAAAGACTTATTGTGAACTCCAGGATCAATAAAGGTTTTTTTAACCCAACTATGACCTGGCCCCCCTGGGTTACTAGTAGCTCTCATGTACAATGGTAGGCCACTAGCTTTTGTACTACGCAGACGTGACCTCATGTAGTTCCAAGGATAAGGAGTAGGCCATTGAGTAAGTTCGTCAAATCCAATCCAGTTAAACGCTTGACCTTGGTAACGCATTACGTCATCATCACGGTCTAGGTATGACATCCAGAGAGTTGCTCCACTAGGTGCTACCCAAGTCTTGTCTCTCTCCATAAACTTAATTCCAGGAATTGCTTTGGGGTACAACTCTTTTGATACTGAAATAAGTTCTCTTAATTCTTCTGTGCTTCTACGTACAAGCAGCATACGTGCCTGAGGGTTATTTAAATAACGTACTGGGTCAGCAACCATTGCATAAGATTTACCACCACCAGCACTACCTCCGTACAACACTTCTTGTTCTGTGGCAGAAAGAAAATCTGTTTGAGGCCCACGGTTAGGTTGAAAGATTATTTCTCGTACAGCTTTTTCTACATCAATTGATGGGGGCAATGGCTGCGCCGATACTACCTCTTCTGATTTTTTCTTCGAGCTTTTCCGCCTTTTCGAGAGCCTTTTTGTATCGCTCGGCAAGGTAGCGTTGGTTTGAAGCTTCTCTCTTGTACTTTTCTTCAAGTTTAACTCTCTTATATAATCCTACATGTGACATATACCTACCTGATTCGTTACTTAACCAGTTTGCTACATCTCTGTAACTGTATTGTTTAAGAAACTTTTTAGCTTGTTCATAAAGTTCAAGCTCATCCTGTATAGGTAAAAGAATCTCAGGATCATTAGGATCTTCTTCGTATCCAAAAGGAATTGTTCTGCCCACTCTAACTAAAGGGTACCAGACTTTATTTCCATCTACTTTTTCTGGAGCAGGAAGTCTCCAAGTTTTATGTGTCTTCATTTTCTTTTGGGGGTAAAATAAACAAAGGACTGTCTGACTTTACCTCAACTTTTTCTGTCTTAGCAAATCCAGCTCTGTCCAAAAAGTCTTTAGCAGCAGCCATCTTTTCTTTATTTCCCAAGTCTGTAGGATTTTGAAGTATTTCCATCATAGACCAAGCTGCTTGAGGTCCACGAGTTGCAATAAACTTTTTAGTAAGTTCTGCAACCTCATCAATCAGACTGTTCATAACGGTTGTTGAAGATGTACCCTCAGCATATCCAGCAAGCTTAATAGCTTTAACTGGATTGCCTTGGGCTTCTTCAAACAAGACATCTAAAAACTTTTGCTGTTTTTCAGTAAGGTTTTTTGCCATTTACTTATTCTTTTTCTTTTCTGCAGCACGTATTTTAGCACGTTCTACTGCAGTTAAAGGTCCAAATTTTTCTAGGGCTTTTTTAGCTGCAGCATTTCCAGGATTTTCAACAGCTCTTTTAACGGCCTCTTCTCTACGTGCACTAGCTGATGGTTTAATAGCTTTCTTAGTATCTTTTACAAGCTGATCAACAGGGCTTCTAGAAGGAGCAAACATTTTTGGAGAGTCCAACATAGAAGTTCTTACTTTTGGTTGAGATGCAGTTTTACTATTAGGACGAGCTTTAGGGCGAAGAGAAGTTGTTATGGGTTTACTAAGATCTGATGCATAAACAGCAGCCATAACTTTTCCGCTTTTGTCCGTGTAGTACAAAGCTCCTGCTTTTTTAGCTGCAGCAATACTTTTGTATTTACTTGCTTTAGCTTTTTCTGCAGAAACAGAAGAACCCTTTGCTTTAATTTGGGCATTAAGATATTCACGTAAAGTAGCCATTATTTTTTACCTCGTTTTTGTGTTCCTGGATTTGATGCACCACACTTAGCCATACCACCATGTGCATATCCTTTTTTCATTGGCTTTCCTGATTTTTTAGCTTCAGCTTTTGCCATAGCTATTCCCTTAGGTGTATAAGAGTATTCTTTTTTTCCTACCATTGGCATGTTACAATTCTCCCTATGCTACAACAAAATCTACAATTTGTCCTTGTGGTACTTTATTTTGATTGTGTGGATGATAAGCATAAATACTTTCATTCTTAAACTGTTCTGCTCTTTTATCTATAGCCTTATAGGACTCTTCTACTATTCGTTGTTTTTCAGCAGGTACCTTATCAAAAGGCATCTGAGGCAAAGGCATATAATCTAAAAGACCTAAACTAATAGCCATTTTTTCTTCTTCTTCTTAGTTGTCCAAGCTTCGTTTTCAGGAGTATTAGGATCATCTGCAATATAATGACCTTTAGAGTTTCTAGCACGAACTAGCTCTACTTCTTGTGTACACAACTCTTCTACTAAACTGTCTTTATACCAAACTTGTCCATAAGCGTCTACTCCAGCTACAGGCTGTCCTTGGGGCGAATAAACAGTATTTTCATCAACAGTATAATTAGATTTTTCTAATGCTTCTTTATAGTCTTTAAACATTATTTCTTTTTCCTTACCATTCCACCTTTAGCGGCTCTAAAGGGTTTCGTCTTTTTTGCAATGCTTTTAGGTTGAGCCACAAACTGCTTACCTGCCTTCGTGCCTTGTCGTTTAGCTCTGGTTGTAGCGGCATACTCACTGCTGCTAAGAGACTTAATAGCTGAAGAAGGAAGGTAACGTTCACCAGTCGCTTTTGGTCCTTGAGTAGAGGGCTTACCACTCTTGGTTCTCCACTTTTGTTTTGTCCAATCTTTTAAAGACTTTTGAGATTTAGCGAGGGCCATTACTTATAGCCCCCACCTTTTGCTTTATAGAGCTTAGCTACTCTTTGAGCTTTTCTAGCTGACCACTGCCCTGGTTTTCCACCCTTATCGCTTGCCATAACCTGTTTGACAATTTTTTTACGCATAGTAGGCTTAGTATAATTACCCGCTGCATTTATCGTAGATTTTCGAGTAGATTTCGCCACGACTTATTCCCATATCTTTGAGAGCTTTGTCTGACATATTGTTTAGCTGCCAGTATGCTACTCGTTTTTCATTTGTTTCTTTTATAAAATCATAAATACGTTTAAACATTGCACTATCTCCTTTTGTTTCTGTGCGGAGATAGTTATAACATATTTAGTTATATCATACTATTGCTAATAATGCAACCCCGTTATGTTCTACTTGGGTTATAAAATTCTTTACCTGA